GCAGCTACGCTGGCCGTCTTGTTGTAGGAGGAACTCCTGCCGCGACAAGTGGTGCCATTGTTTATGTGCGAGACACATTTGCAAATGGATCGAACAATTCACTCGGTTCGATCATGTTTGCTTCAAGCCCCGGATCTGACTTTTATGTCGGAAAGAAGGTTTCAAGTGGTGTAAGCTGGTTCTCGATTGGAAACGCAAATAGCGGTGCTGAATATTTTCAGATCGACTCCTCCGGCAACGTCATTTCCAATGTCACTGGAACCGCGCCCACTCTTGGTGTCAACAGTCAGATGGTGTTCAACCTGACCAGCAACACCAACCTCCGCATATCGGTTCGCGGAACCGATGGTGTCACCCGTGTCGCCAACATCACCCTCGCCTAATCCACCATGCCCACTATCTTTTGGATCATCGAACGCCTTCTCGTTAAGCCGACCGAAGGCGACAAAACCGATGTCGTCATCACCGCCGACTGGCGTTGCAACGGCTCGCAGGATCAGTACAGCGGCACCTGCTACGGCACCTGCTCGTTCGCTCCTCCGACCGAGAACTTCACTCCCTACGAGGATCTGACGCAGGATCAGGTTCTCGGATGGTGCTACGCCAATGGAGTCGATAAGACCGCCATCGAAGCGAACGTCACCGCGCAGATCCAGAACCAGATCAACCCTCCGGTCATCGCTCCGCCGCTGCCGTGGGCGCCGGTGGTTCCTGAGCCGGTTGTTGTTGCGCCTGAAGCTCCCGTTGTCGAAGCTCCTGCCGCATGATCAAGATCGAACTCACACCGCAACAGTTGCAACAGCTTACCCAACTCCTCGTGATCGGGATGAAGGCTGGAGACGTTATGAATATGAAGGTTGGACTTCCTTTGTACGAAAGCATTGAAGCCCAAGTGAACGCACAGCAGCAGCACAAGCCTGAGTAACCCATGGACGCGAGCAATCATGGCGGTGGATTCGGAGGTATTGTTGGGTTGCTTGGAACAGCGACCGTGGCAATGGTCGCATCCTACATCCCTGAACTCACCGAGTGGACTAGGTTCCTAACCGCCCTCGCCGCCCTAATCGCCGCCATCACGGCCCTCTACAAAGCCATCAAAAAGAAATGAACCCCAACGTCGCCTCACTCATCCGCCACGGTCTCAGCGCCGCCGGCGGCTTCCTCGTCGCAAAGGGCATGGTCTCCTTCGATCAAGTCAATGAGATCGCCGGTGCGGTCATCACCCTGGCCGGCATCGGCTGGTCCGTTTTCAAGAACAAGAAGGCCGAGAAGAAGGCCGAGTAACATCCCGCCAGAACGGCAATGCATCGCCAGCGGGATTCACACCTCGCTGGCTTTTCCATTATGGACCCAATCCTCAGCATAGCCCAAGGAGTGGCCAACGCCACGCTCAACAAGATCATAGATCAGAAAGACCAAACCCTTGAAGATGGACAGAAAGACAATCGCCTACGCGACGATCTCCTTGCTCGCGCTGATGCCGCTGGGCTGCGCCCCAACAAGAGTGGTGATGGTCCCGCCAGGACAACCCGTCAGACTGGCTGAAAACGTCAAAGCCCATGTGTGGGCCAAAGATGCCAGCGGTAACACCGTCAAAAGCCGAAACCGCGTGACAATCCACGAGGGTTGGTACGCACTACCTCCAAGAGAATAGTATGGGAACACCACTCACAGGCAGTACCGTCGCCAGCACCTACACTGGCCTGCTGAAGACAGCCGATAACGCCACGCTGACAGGTGTTCTCAGAACACTCAGCGACGGCAGCGGAAACGATTCCGCACTCCAAGTCTCCACCACCGCGCTCAACTCCACCGGAGACTTCAGCGTCGCAACCAGCCGCTTCACGGTCGCTTCCGCCAGCGGCAACACCGCTGTGGCCGGCACCCTCAACGTCACCGGTGCCACCTCCCTGAGCTCGCTTATTACCAGCGGCAATGCCACCATCGGCGGAACACTCGGGATCACCGGTGGCCTCACGATTCCCGGAACCCTGTCAGTCACCGGCACCTCCACGCTCACCGGCGCGGTTGGCATGGGCAGCACCCTCAACGTCACCGGAGCCTCCACATTGGCCAGCCTTGGTGTCACCGGCGCTGCTACCGTCGGAACCACGCTGGGCGTCACCGGACTCTCCACGCTCGCCAGCCTTGCGGTCACCGCAGGATCCACGCTCGATAGCCTCGCGGTTACCAATGCGGCCACGATCGGTACCACGCTCGGTGTGACCGGCTTGTCCACCCTGGCGATCCTGTCGGTGACGGGGGCTGCTACCGTGGGATCTACGCTTGGTGTCACCGGCAATACCACGCTCACCGGAGATCTCGCGGCCAATGGCAACACCACGCTGGGCAATGCCGGCACGGACACGCTGACGCTCAACTCGGACAACATCACCGCTCCGAACATTTCGACGGTCACCGTTGATCTGGCCAACGATAAGGTGCTCATCTCCGATGCAAGCGACTCCAGTAAGGTAAAAGTGGTGACAGCCAATTCACTTGGCATCAACGCATCCAACGCTCCTCAGTCTGTTCAGACAATTGACACCACGAGGCAAACTTACTCTGGATCAGCAACTGCTCCAGGACAAGAGATCACGACACTTAGCACCACCATTACCCCGAGAAGCACGTCTTCTAAGATACTGGTAACGATCTCGATCAACTACTCTTGCAATGTTAACACTTCACAATTTGTTCTGTTTAGGTTAACAAGGAATTCAACTGAAATAGGAACATCGACTGGATTAAACACTAAAGGAATATCCAGTGCTTCTTATGAAGACGGTGAAGTTACTACAATTAGTAATAAGATTATCCAGTTTCTTGATAGTCCAAACACTACTTCAGCTGTGACGTATCGCTTACATAACTACGGGCCTACGAGTGCTCAGCAATTGTTCCTAAATTATGCTGTGAACGATAACACGGTCTCGACCTCTTCCACGATGGTTCTCCAAGAGTTCTTCGCATGAAACCCTCCGAAGTAGCCCAAGCGGCCTGCGACAAGCTATCGTTCACGGACTCGGCCACCCTCACGTTGGCCAAGAAGTTCTGCATCCGTCGCTACTCGATGATCTGGGACTCGTGCCTCTGGAACGATACCCTCGGAGTCGTCTCAACACCCGTCACAGACGGCCAAGAACTCGTCACCATCTCCGAGTACGTCACCGCCACGTACACTTCCGGGACCGGTTACAACATGTTCCTCGACTTCCCGGTCGCATCCCGTTTCACGGTCTCCGGTGATACCGATGGTATCGAAGTACCAGCCGCCGAATGGGTCTCGTTCTTCCAGCTCGATCCCAACACTTGGAACAACGTCGATAGCCGCAAGTCCACACCCGGCAACTTCGTCAACTGGGCTCGCGTCCTCGGAGTCTCCTACGGTGAAGCCGGTGTCCCGCGCATCAAGCTCATCCCGACACCCAATACCAACGGCACCCTCTTCATCCTGGGCAAGAAACAGTCCCAGATGCGCCAGTTCGGCGAAGCCCAGACCATCTCGAACGATACCAACTTCGAGCTGCGCGGCGTCGAGAACGCACTGATGGCCTACACAGAAGGCGATCTCCTCGAATACTCCCGGCAGTACGGGAAGGCGCAGGCCAAGTTCCAAGAGGGCGCTGCTCAGGTCTCCATTATGAAAGACATGGAGCGTGGCCAACAGCAGCAGATCAGCCGCATCATCCCGGATAGCCTCTACGATTACACGTTCCAGGACATCCTCTAATGCCTTTCCAATCCTCAGACGCGCTCGATGACCAGATGCTTCTGGATGGAAGCACTGGCTTCTCCACCGGGGTCATCTCCGCCACTCGTCCCGATGCCATTCCTGCCACCAGCATGGAAGAGGCAATCAACATGGACTATGACGACTTCGGCAACCTCGTCACACGCCTCGGGACCCTGTCGCTGACCGGCAACAGCGAATCGCGCAACTGGGAAGACATTATCACCAACTGGGAGTCCACCACTTCAAACTTTGCCAGTAACCTACCCACCAACTCACAGGTCTTCTCTGGCTTCTATTTCGATACCGCGGCTTCCGAGCGCCTCGTAATCGCCGTTCTCAATCGGAACACCGGTATCAAGGATCTCTACTACGGTGCCCCCGGAGTCTCGTACAATTCGATCGCAAGCTCGACGATCAACGACGCTTCCCGGTTCGTTTACTTCGCACAGCTCAACGACAAACTCTTCTACGCGGACGGCTATAGCGCCCTGCGTTATGTCACGAGCACGAACACCAACTCCGCGATCACTGCCGGCAAAGTCAGCCGCATCGATGTGATTAGGCAGGGTTCAGGTCACAGCTCGATTCCCACGATTACCATATCGGCTCCGCCAAGCGGTGTAACCGCAACAGCCACCGCCATTGTGGCCAATGATGGCAACCTAGTTGCGATCACTATCACGGACCCCGGCAGCGGTTACATCACGGCTCCTACGGTTTCGATCTCACCGGCAAACCAGTCCCACGCGGTCGCATTCGTATCACTCGCCGCCCCCGCCAAGCCGCTCTATCTCACCACCCACACCAACCGTCTGTGGGCCGTGTCCGCGGATACCACCATCCAGCCCGATACCCTCTATTTCTCGGACATCCTCGATGGCGAGTCGTGGGATCCGCTCGGTTCCATCCGTGTCGGTGGCGATGGTGATCCAATCCGCGGTCTCTACTCGTGGTTCGGTTACAAGCTCCTCGTCTTCAAGGAACGCTCAATTTGGAGCGTAGATGCCGATCCTACGCAGGATCCAGCCGATTGGGTCATCACACTCATCTCGGGCAATATCGGCTGCTCCTCGCACCGTTCGATCACCGCTGTCGGTGCCGATGTCTTCTTCCTGTCCCGCGACGGCATCCGCTCAATGGCGCAGATCCAAGCGGGTACCCAGACCAGCGTTGGCCTCGCGCTCAGCAGCCCGATCAACGACCTGATCAGCCGCATCGACAAGACCAAGCTGGAATACTGCGATGGCGTGTTCTGGAACAACCGCTACCTCTTGGCCGTTCCGTTCGTTACCGCTGGTCCGTTCTCCATCGGGTTGGAAAGCGAAGAGGCACTTCTGCTCGAATCCGGTTCTTCAATCGAACTCGAAGGAACCTTCAACCAGAACAACGCGGTCATCGTCTACCACTCACTGGCCCGCTCGTGGCTCGGTTACTGGGACAACTGGCAGGTCAACGACTTCATACCCACCGCCTTCTCGAACTTCGGCCCCGTGCTCATGTTCGCCGGCGACATCATCTCGCTGAGCGATGGTGCTGGCCAAGTCTGGTCTTTCAACGACTACCTACCCAACACCCGCCTCAGCCCCGTGCAGCAGTCTGCTTACCTCGACGGCGGTAGCACCTACCAATCCACGGTCATCACCAAGGCGTACAACCTCGGGGAACCCATTCCGGACAAGATCGGATACAGCATCCAGATCGCGCTTGATAATCCGTACGCTTCGAGCATCGGCGCATCGCTCTCATACGCCACGAACATGAGCGGGACGTTCACCTCGATCGATCCCGCGATCAGCATCCCGAGCACTCAGAAGTTCCTGGCGGCTTACAACCTCATCAGCCGAGGACGTTGGAACAACATCCAGTTCAAGATCAACACGACCAGCGGAAGCCGGTTGAGTCTCCAGTCCACGATACTTTCTGGCTTTGTTGATTCTGTGCGTCCTCAGCAATGACCGCACATCCCACCATCATCGAAGCGGCACAACTGCTGAGACAACATTGGCCTACTTGTTCCACGTGGAACGATGATCAGTTGCTCAACTGGATTGGAATCTTCAATGCCAAGAAGCTGATCGGAATTGTGAAGAACGAGGATGGTAAGTGCGTTGGCGTAGGGGCTGTTCGATTTCTCAACTCGATAGAGGAGTCTGAGGATCTGAACAACAACTTCCCAGACGGTCACATCGCGTGGATCGAGATCGCTATTGGTGCTGAGCCATATGCGGTTCAGACACTCTGGTTGGCCATGATGGGGCTGTGCTCGAAGAACGTCACCAAGCTGGGTGGGTTCCGCAAAGGCATTTCCCGTTTGTACGATTTTGACAGGTACTCCAAACTACTGATGAACCGAAGGATTTCCTATGGGCGGCACGTATAAAGCACCAGACATTGCGGCGGCGAATCGAGAAGCCGTGATGGCCTCGATCGAAACCTTTCCGCTCCAGCGCGAGATTGAGGCAGCATCCCGGATAGGGGCCAAGGTTCGGGTTCCTATCTACAAGGATGGAAAGGAGACCGGTCAGTTTAGAGAGGTTGATTTTGGTCCTGTTTCCGACATTGCTCAGACGAGGGCAATCGGTCAGGCATTGGCCGATCTGGCTCCGATTCAGGCACAACGCGAGCTTGAAGCTGCAAAACTTTACGGCACTCAATTTGCGGATCAACGCCGCAGAGAGCTTCAAGCTCTTGACCCTGAGCGGTACGGCACCGCTGCTGTCGATGGAAGACCCGGGACTCCTGGTCTCTATTCCCAATTCCTGAGCGACATTGGCAGGGCTCCCATCTCTGAGACTTCTCCCGCCGCTCCCTCCTACGAGCGCGTGGGCATGCCTACTGGCCCGCAGGATACCGGATACGCCCAGTCGATCCGCAGCGATCTCGAACGCCAGATCGGAGCCGGCCTTGCTCAGGCTGGCACTCTCGATCCCACGATGATCCGCGCTGCCGAGCAAGCCGCTCGCGCCCGCGGAACCGCTACCGGCAACATCCTCGGCAACCTCTCCGCTTTCCGAGAGGCCCGCGCCGTCAACGAGGCGATCGCCAACGCGGATGTGCAGCGCCGGCAGCAGGCCATTGGTCTGCTCCAGAGCGGCCAGACTACGAGCGATGTCGCCAATCGTCAGGCGCAGGAGGCTTTCAACAACATCCTCGCAGCCACCGGTCAGCGGAATACTGCGATGCAGCAGAGCTTCGCAGGTCAGATGTCCGCGCAGCAACAACAGCAGGCAGGTCGCCAGCAGAACATCGCCAACATCCAGTCTGCCCTGGGACTCCAGCCAATCGTCTCGCAAGCCGCTCAGCTCGGAGGTCTCCAGCAGGGCGCTTCGCCGTTTGCTGCTCCTCAGCTCATGCAGGGTATGCAACAGGCGGGTCCGGGGCAGTTGATGCAGATGGGTTCGAGCTTCGCGCTACAGAACGCCCAAAACGCGTTCCAAGCGTCGCAAGCTGGTTCTCCTCTATCGATTCTCAAGGGTGTTACTGGTGCAATCGGAAGCCTCGGTGCAGCCGCCGGCTGTTACGTGGCCCGCGAGTGCATCCCCGATCAGTGGGAGGCGTTCTACTTCTGGAAGGAGCTTGTCGGTCCCAAGTGGTTCAAGAGCTTCTACGACAGCAATGCCGAGAAGTTCGCCAAGTGGCTCAAGAACAAGCCGAAGACCAAGAAGATCGTGGCCAACTGGATGCTCGGTCGAATCAAGAGCTTGGTGCCTAAGGCTTGATCTATGGCAACCGATACCAGCACAGATACGTCAGGATCTGGAACGGATTCATCAAGTCCGAATCAGGCGTCTGAGAGGCTATATCTTGCCGGCGACCAGTATCTGCCATGGGGAGCAATCATTCCTGGCACGGGTGGACTTCGAGTTGGAGATGAATATGTCGATAACGCTGGGAATCGCTGGGACTGGCAGATCGATGACTGGGAATACAATAGGCCAGCAGTCGATCTATCGACCCCTCCAACC